TAAATGGCGCGCCCTAGACGATTCGAACGTCTGACCCACAGCTTAGAAGGCTGTTAAAAAAGATAAATAACACTTTGTTTTTAATATATAATAATAGAAACAAATTTGATTTGTGTAAATTTTGTGTAAATTTATCTTTCATTCACAAAGTTCCAATTCTTGGCGCAGCTTATTAATGCGGCCAAGCCACTCCCAGGTGTTCGGAAATTCCGAATAGCTGGCTTTTTCAAGTTCGGCGGCAACTTCAGGGCCTGCTGTCGGATAGACCGGGCAGTAATTATAGCTGACCGTTGTGCATGAGTTTAAGCAGCTCAGTGCGGCCGGCATGAGGACGAGACTGAATTTCAGCTTGTTTACGGTCAACATAGCGGATGACTTCTTTTTCTTTGGTAATAATCTTAATTTCGGCGTGACTGCGGCCAAGCAGATAAGCACCCCCAAGAGCAACCGCCAAAAGAAGGATACTAAACGCATACCTCATCACATCTCCGCAAGCAGCAAACCCAGATAAGCCCCAAACAGCCACTCTCCCCAGTTCCAGCCTGATTTTCCCAGTGCTTTAAGTTTTTCAAGCAAACCGCCCAACCAATAGCAGACGCCCATTCCGAGGCCTGAGAGCATCAGCGGCAGGCTGCCGAAGTACAAACCCCACAGAAACGTGATGATGAGGCCGGTCAGCGTTACCCCGCAAAATCCGAACAGTTTCGGGTATTCATACAGCCAGACGGTTTTTCCCTTAAAACTGATGCGGCAGGAATAGAGCAAATCGTCGATCAGTTCACATTCGCGATATTGTACTAAATTCGGATTAAGCTTGCCGCCCTCCAGCAACCGGCCGATATACAATCCCCAGCCATACAGCTGATAGCTGACATAACAACAAATGAACCCAATAATGGCTTTTTCGAGGCTGTTTCCAAAATGGAAATAACCACAAATACCAAAAAACAGCGCATACCAGATTTTGTTCGCCGGAACATATTCTTTCCACAAGCCGCCGCGGATGCGCCATAAAAGCGCGGATAATGCAGCGATTAAATAAGTCATACTCTCCCTTTCCTCCTATTTATCGGCCAATTCGAGGCTTTTTTTCAGGACTTCGTCGCTGTAAGGCTGGATTCCGTTTTCGTGCCGGATAACCGCTTTGAGCAGGTTAATCATTATTCCCGGTTCAAAGACGTCAATCACGTCGCGGGGTTTGACGTCGAGCACCTGGCAGACGCTCAGAATATAAGACGAGGTGTCGTTTTCAATCTGCGGCGCGAAACGGTTAATAATGCTTTCCACCGTTTTCAGCCCGTGTTTGGTCTGGTAGTTGCGGAGGATTTTGACCAAAGCGCGAATGCCCCATTCCGGCGCTTTGAAGACGCAGAAAGAAGCATCGGTCTGCTTATCGGCCAATCCGCGCCATTTGTCGCCATGGCGGATATTGCCGGGATTGTTGTTTCTAATGCCGCGGGGTGTCATCGTTTTTCTCTCGGATGGTTTTGATGAATTTAACCGGATTCTCGCCGGCCTGAATTAACAGATTCTCCAGAATGATGAATATCCGCACCGCAAACAGCCCGCAAACGCCGCTGAAACCGAATTTGACCGAGACGGGAATATCGACGTATTCCATCAGCAGGCCCGACAGCATGCTGACCAGAAAAGTGATGGCCATGTCTCTGATGGTTTGCTTGACTGAGATAAACGGACGGATGAGCATGGTGATAATCCCTAAAAAAATGCCCCACAGGCAATAATTGTTAATGAGGTCTTTTAATTCTTTTTCCACTGTCAGCTACTCCGCAAATAAGCAGACGGTTAGGTCTCTACTCTGAAGCCGTAAAGGTTAAATTTTCCGGTTCCGGACATATTTATATAAACGTCAAGCCGCATGACTTCGGCATTGACGGTTGCACTGCTTGTGAACGTTGAAGATTTTATTTTCAGAAAATACTCGCGATTGTCATTGCTTGTATCTTCGTCTTCTGTTTCTGACCAGCTTTTGTAAGAAACCGTATTGATGTCATATTGATTATAGCCCTGGATAACAAAGCGCTTGACAAATGTCTTTCTAGGCAAGATAACATAAAAATGTAAAGCTTTTGTTCCCGTCCATTGCAGATAATCTGCCGGAATATCACCGGCAAAATCATTATAACCATGCCGCCAAATTGCTGCTTTAGCCGCTTCCAAATCACCGTTTGAACTGCCGCTGACACCTTTTATTTCCGCATTTAACTCAGCAGTTTGGTGCCAACTCTCAGCGAGCAAAACAACCTCAAGCGTTGCATCTTCGGTCAGGATAAGGTTTCCGCTTTGCGCTTCGTAACCGTCGGCCTCAACACGCCACTCAATCTGTGTATTTTCCTCAGCAGTCAGGCTGCTGCGGATTTCGCCGTTAATCGTAACAACGGCATTGGCCGGAGTGGGTATAACGGTAAAGGTATAAGAGGGCTTGGGCGGATTGCCGCCGGAAGCGGCCGTCAGCTGCAGCTGGGGAATGCGCAGGCTAAGCATTGCTTTTTTCCCAGATGACGAGAACCGAAGGCCCCGGACTTCTGATCCAGAGCGGATTATCCACCGGGCTGTAATCGACAAACATGCCCCGGAACAGTATAATACCGGCTTTTCCCGCGGCCGGGGCGGCTGCGTCTTCCCGCAGGATAACCTCATTGGTACCCGCGTTTTGAATCTGGTAGGTTTTGCCGCTTTCAAAAGAGGCCTGTTCATCTGCCCGCATCCAGGCGGTGCTTATATTTTCAATTGTTTGCATTTTCTCTCCATTCGTCAAAGGTTTGAATTTTGACCCAGGGGAAATCCCCGCCCTGGGGAATGTCGCGCAGATATTGGCGGTAAGCGGCCATTTGCGCTTTGGCTTCCGCCTCAATGGGATAATCGCTCACCATCAGTTTGTCGGTTTGCTGCAGCAGGCGGTCGCGCTGCTCCCTCACCTGTTGGGCCTTTTCCTCGTCGCTGTACTTTTGATAGACCGCTTTTTCAACGATTTTGTCAGTCTCTTCCTCAAAAACAAAAGAAAACGTGCCGTCGCAGTCATGATAGCCGCTTTTGTCATCCAGCGTTTCCACCGGTTTGTAACCGTCAGCCAGCAGCATGTCGCGGTTGCTGTCAAAGTTATAGCCGCAATAGTCAACCTTGTTTTTGACCATATGGTAAGGCGCCTGTTCGAGCCGGCTGCCGTTTAATTTGCCGTAAATCATAATCTTTGCCCTATATATGTAATTTTCAGATAGCCCGTATAGAACTCCTGACCGTAGTTAGTGCCCGGTATCGGTTGAAAAGAGTCCCCTTTCTGACCGTTGGTCTGGATTTCGGGCGTGCCGTAAACCGAGGCCCAATCCACCGTATTGATGGTGAGAATGCCGGGGTCGCCTTCTTTGTCGTAATCGACGGCGCCGGTGGCTCCGCCGGCAATGATAAAGTCACCGATAAATGACGGCTTGCTTAACGGATAGGTGTTTTTATTGGTTTTGGCCCCGACCTGAACCGCAACTTCAACCGTTTTGGTAACTTTGATATTGCCTTTGAAAGCAGCGCCGGAAGCACCGTCAAAACCAGCCCAACCACCATAAGACGAGTTAGACCCCCCCCCGCAATTATAACGTTATAAATGCCGCGATACAACTTTACCGTGGCGTTTATGTTATCCTGTCCGCCCTGTTCGGGCTGCGGACGCCCCTCGAAAACCACAAACTGCGGCTGAAACGGGACACCGAAACCGGAACCCAGCGGGTCAAGACTGCAAGGAATGCCTGTCATGGTCTGATCCTTATATATTCTAATTTGCCGTAGCCGTTAACATCAAAAGCCCCGTAGTTATTATAAACGGACGAGGCCGCAGACCCCGCGCAGGAGGTGGCGTTGCCGCCGGCGTTGCCTTTGGTTTCAAGCTCGACGTCAAAATAGGTGTTGAACGTACTTTCCCGGTTAACGGTAATGGCGCCTCCGCCGCCTGCTCCGCCGCTGGCATCGTTGCCGGGATTGCAGGTCACCAGGTTATACCAGGTATCCGGCGCATTCCAGGCGGAGACTTGCAGAACGGAAGCGGCTTTCAAGGCGCCGACGGTCAGTTTTAAGCGGCATTTGGTGTTAAAATACATTTTGGCGATAAAGCCGGCCGCCGACCCCGGGCCGTTGCAGCCGATGTAGCACCAGCAGGTCGTATTGCCGCCGCCGACCAGCCATACCTTATAGACACCTGGCTTCGGCACTAAAATTACGTCAGATGTTGTTGTCTCCGATGGATTGCCCAATTCATATAGTATTTTCCCAGCAGGGTATGCATCTAATTCGATCTTACCTAAAGGAGCTAAAGTACAAGGAATTACCATGGCTTAACCCTCCGCTCCGGCATCGGACAAGAGGAACTGCTGCCAGCTTTGCGCGTTGCGCAGAACCACCCAGTGCGGCTTGGCGTCGGTGAAATCGGCCGCATTGCCGCCAATCCAGACCGGAGTTCGCCCGGAAATGGCGTATCCTACGGTTTTGGCGCCGGAAGAAAAGATAAAACGCAGCTGAATCGTACTGTAATCTTTAGTCCACGTCAGTTGGCTGATGTCAAAAGTAATCGTGGCATTGTTGCTGACGCCTAGCGTGATGATTTCGTCGCTGTCTCGCAGCTGAACGGTGGTGTCTCCGGTGATATCGACAGCGCGGGAACCTTCATAATTGATATATTTGCGCTTGGCGAGGCCTTCGTTGACGAAAGCGACTGTCGGAATCGCTTCGACCCAGCTGGTGCCGATAACCGCCGGCGTGGTGATAAAGTTGTCGGTGTTGTCGTCTTTGGTTGATTGCAGCAGTCTGACCCCGGCATCGCTCAGATACCAGAGGATGGCGCCGTTCGGATAGCCGCCGATGGCCGCAGAGACCTCCGGGCTGAACGTGTAGAAGCTGCCGTTTTGATTATAAAAGTTATGCGACGACGTCATATAGCCCAGGCCGTTAAAGTCCTGACGGGTGGGCGGAATGCCGCCGGCGTTAATATCTTCTTCGGTTACCGGCGGAAAGCCCAGATTCTGGCTGGCATCGCCGGAAGACGGGTTGTTGGTGGCCGGAATGATGTTTTTGTCCCCGTCTGCGGCAAAAGGCGTCGTTAAAACGACGGGTGCAACGATTTCGCTTTTTTTCATGAATTTACTTTCCTGCTCAAATCTTCTTTTTTCCAAAAGACGCCGTGATTAAAGGTTTGCAGCCCCGAGCCGCGGAAACCGAAAACGTCTCCGCGCGGAATGGCGTTGACCGAATAGCCGACCCCGGCCGGACGCGGCAGAATATTGGTGTTGAGAAAGACCACCTTTTCGCTCTCGGTAGGGATAAACTCCAGCACATAGCGGATGGTCATATCCTGATTGTCAATCACATAGGCCGGGCCGCGCTCGCCGAACAGCAGATGCAGATAATTGTTAATTTCCGGCACCGAACCGTTCATACCGAGGTAGAGCAGCCGCCCTTTCAGCAGCAGGCGGTACTGCTCGGTATCCAGCGAATAAGGCTGTCCGTTGACGGTATAGGTTCGCTCGACCCGCAGCAGCTTGCCCCAGACGGTGAGCCCGAAGTCGTTGGCGGTGTTGATGTTAAAGACATTGGCAAACCAATCCGTCCAGAAGCTGGTATTGTTTGCGTTATACCAGTTCTGTTTATGTTGCAGCAGCTTTTGCAGCCGCGGCGCATTGTCATATTGCCAGAGCAGCGCCTGCAGCAAATCGGCCGCATAATCGGGATTGAATATTTTCATCAGTTGATGACCACCGTGATGTTTGACGCCGTGATGACGGCAATCTGATTGATTTTAACCGGAATAACCGCAGTTGACAGCGGCTGTCCGTGCACCGCGACCTCAACCTGCTGAACCGAAATTGAAGAAAGCGTACAGCTCAGCGCCCCGGCAATTTCAAACGGCGAGACATCGACATTGACCTTTAAGCCCTGCACCGTGGCAATGCCGCCGGAAGCATAAGACAGGACCGTGTCGATAATTGCCTGTTCCAAATCGGCTTCGGCCGCCGATTCCTGTTTGACCGTGACTTTGACGTCTGTCAGGATTTGCTCCGGGCGGTCAAATTTGACCGTGTAGGGATTGCCGTAAGTCGGATCGGTAACCGTGACCGAAGTGTTGCCGGTGTAGCCGCAGCCCGATGACTTGACGTTAAACAGCGCTTCGGCAACGTCTTCGTCTGTGCCGCCCTCAACGCAGCTGTAAAGCGAATGCGGCTGAATCTGCACGCCGTCAATGGTAACGACTTCGCTGGTATAATTGTCATAAACATAGCTGCTGTTTATATTTTCAACCTTGCCCAGAGATGAAGCATAGTCCTCCAGCAGCGATTTGCCGGTAAAAATGCCCTCGGGAAAACGTGATTTGAAGCTTTCGTCGCTTTCCTGCGGCGTGCCGAGCACGGCCGGCGCCTCGTTGGTGATGGTCTCCCAGCCGAAAGTGCCGTCGATGATTTTGTTCAGTTCGCCGATGGCGCAGGCGATTTCGCCTTTTTCCTGGCTCAGGAAAACCGCCTGAACGGTGCCGCTCTCGGGAATGGTGACCTGATTTTCGAGGTAAAAAATAACTCCCTTCGCCGTACTGGCTTGGGAGTTAGCCGGGATGACCGTGCCGCTGACGCCGGTAATCGTTGCCAGCACGCTGCTGGACGTTGCCCCTTCCCGGTACAGGCCGAACATGGCTCCCAGCGCATCCAGCGCTTTGCCGTATGCCAGATTGATGTTAAACATGTTGGCGGTGAGCGAATTGCTGCGCACCACATTGGAGCGGGCCAGCGTTTCGGCGTCTATCAGGCGGCCCTGCGGCGTGCCGGCCGTGGTGTTCATATCCGCTCCCAGCGCGTCCTGAAATTCCGCGGTTATGTCGTTTTTCAAATCCGAGGTATCGGGCACGATAATCCCGGTATTGACAATGTAGTTGTAAATGTCAGCCATTGAGTGTCATCTCTCCGTAAGCCGTGACGATTTCGGCCGTATAAGACAGCGTTCCGCCGGAAACGGAATAATTGAAGCTTTTGACCCGGGTGACGCCTTCGACGTTTTGCAGCGCCGAGACGACCGCGTTTTGAAAAAGCTCAAGATTGGGCGGGTCGGTAAAGACCGTTTCAAAATAAGGAATGCCGCCGTCAACGTCATAAGTCAGCTCGCCGTAAGTGGTCAGCACCGTATTGCGGCACACCTGGGCGACCGCCTCAATGCCGGTGACCGTTGCCAGATTGCCGAACTCATCAAGATAAATGTCGTTATTTTCATCGGTTGCGATTGAAAGCATCAGCCTATTCCTATCACTATTCCGTCCTGAACCACGACGTTTTTATTGTCGGCGCTGACAAAGCTGCCGCTTGCGCCGGTTTTGCTGTGCAGGCTCTGCGCCGTGGCGCTCCCCGTTACGTCGAGGTTCTGGCTGACCGTTGCGTTCCGGTCAACCGTCAGATTTTGGTTAATCGTGACGTCTTTTTGCGCCGTAACGTTGTCTGCGGCCGTGACCGGGCTTTGAAACGTGGTCGGCCCGGTAACGGTGACCGCTGCCGAAGTAATCTCCAGATTGCTGCCGTTAAGCACGATTTTGTTGTTGCCGTCGAGATTGGAAATCACCAGCCCGCCGTCGGTTCCGGCAATGGTGAAGTTCTTGACTTTGTCGGGGATAAAAAAAGCATCGCTGAAGCGGTGCTTTTGATAGGTGTTCGGTGCGGTTTCCGTCAGATTCTGCTTAAACAGCGAGATGTCGCGGTCACAGGCGACGATCCACCCGGTATCACCGGGACTGAGCGGAAAATTGATAAAATAGCCGCCGCCGGACATCGTCAGCACCGGAATGTCATACAGCTTGTCGCGGCTGATTTTCTGCCCCGAAGTCGCCACTTCGCTGACGGCCGGCTGCAGCACCGCCCGGTTGGCGGCACGGTCATAACTGACGACGATTGCCGGCAGGCAGCATTCAAGGTCCAGGTTAATCTGATCGTTAAAATATAACAGCAGCCCTTCCAGTGTGCCCAGGTTGGCCGGGTTATAAGCCGGAATATCGTGTACGTCGCTCATAATCTGCGCGCCTCAATCGTTGTGTAAAATGAATTTTCCCGCAAACCGCCTTCATGCGTGAGTTTATAAACCCAGTAGAAGCCGTTGGCAGCGGGAATGCGTTTGCTTTCAAGCTTGACCAGACTGCCGCAGGCAACGGTCGGATCCAGCAGCATTTTGGCGCTTAAGCCCAGAGCATTCGGCTGCGGCATGTCTATCAGCCCGCTTTCCGCCGACAGCACTTTGGCCGAAGCGGCAAGCTTGTCGGCCTTGATAATCTTGTCAACCACCTTGAGTTTGCCGTCTTCTTCAAAGGCGATAAAATTGCCCAGGCGGTTAAATTCGTTAATCAGTTTGCTGCCGCCGCCGATATAATTAAACGAACCGATCGCCTTTTCGCTGCTGGCGCGCCAGTCAAGCTCCAGTCCCAGCGTGTTGGCAATGTTCAATGCCAGTTGTTTGACCGAGGTGGGGCTGTCGATGGATTTGGTCAGCAGCGTCTGGTTATTGTAATAGCCGCTGATGGCCTGGCATTTCAACCAGACATCCGGCGGCGCGGTCGGCAGAGCTTCGGAAATGTCGCCGTCAAACAGCAGGGCAACGTCCTGCCCTTCATAGCCGGCGGAAATGCGGAGGCGCTTGCGCTGCTGCACCGCCAGCGCATAGCTGGTGTAGGTGGTCAGATATTCGACGTCTTCCCGCGCCAGATTGGCAATGTCAATCTGCGCCTTGTTCATGACGGCGCCCTGAAACTTTTCAATGCGGAATTTGCTGCTGATGTGTTCAAAGCGCTTCAGCCCGCCGCGGACGGAAAACTCGGTGGTAACAATTCGTTTCTGCATTGAGTTGACCTTTTATATCTGTCTGGCGGCATTGATTTCATCGCGGGTATAAAACAGAAGCTGGCAGGTACTGCCGAAATTCTCCCAATTCGGATATTCTTCGTTTTCGGTTTTAAACACGAAGTTGCCGTTTTCCGCCATATAGGGATAAGGCAGAATAAACTGGTTGGCAAAGCAGCGTTCGCCGTCGGTGACTTTGTTGCCGTTGACCGACAGGCTGAACTCTATAATCCCCTCAACCAGTTTGAGCGTGATTTCATAGGAAACGTCGTTAATCACCACCGACAGGCTTTGGTTGGGGGTGGAGATAATCGGTATTTGATAAGCCATTGTAAAGTCCCCAAACCTTGACAATATTATATAAAAAGAAAGTCCGTTGCGCGAACAACGGACAATTTCTAACTCAGAAAGGGGTTAACCTTATCTTAACTTCTTTCCATAAAATTAAGATAACCTGTTTGACACTAAAGGTCAATACCCTTTTCAGACCCTACTTCCGGGGCTATGACTTATTTTTATCATATAAATCAACGTCAGAAACCGGAATTCCTTTCATTGCCAAAACAGCATCTCTAAGGTAAACACCAAAAATTGTCATAATATCTTCCAAAATAACCCCTTGATAAAAAGCCTCATCTTTTAAGGTTTTTAGCTCTTCATCACTCAGGCGTTTAACCATATATTGCTTAACCACATTGAAAGATTCTGTCTGAATATCATAAGCATTATTCGGCTTTGCCTTATCAACCTCGCCGATTAATTCATGTTTATATTTATCAAAAATGTCTCTTGCCTTAACCTTTTCAGCCACTTCTTCTCCTTTAGCTGTAATCGCTACCGGAGAATTAGATCGAGTCATCGCTCGAGGATTCGTATTTTCATATATCATCTGAACTCGTTCCTTTAATGCAACAACTGTCTCATGAATGCTCTCTATTTTACACAATCTGTCTTCATGATATTTATTTTCAGCTTTCCACATTCCAAACCACGCAGAAACTTTGCTTACCATTACAATAAAAGCTATAAGCAATACAATCAGCATAAAAACACTGGAATTAAGTTGTTCTATCAATTTTAAAAAGATATCAGTCATGATGTTCCCCTGTCCCCTATAAGCAGGATATTCTATCCTAACAAGTAATTATTAATAGATAAATAACAAGGTCACTTCTGTTCGATAAACTTATTATAGCATAATTTTTTTATTATCAATATAAAAATTATTATATGTTAATGCCCAAGGGAGCGCCGGCGGCACGGAAACCTTTCAAAAGCAGGCTTGAGGATTGCGGCTGTTTTTCGCCCGAGCTCACCGTGCTGGCGTCCTGTTTGTGTTTGACCTGAGCGGCCGGCATCGGCACGTATTGGCTGACCGCTTTCAAAATTTGCTTGAAAGACAGCTCATAGACCACATGGTCCAGATTGTCGGCGCCGACCTTGACCGGTTTGCCGATCATAATCATCGGTTCGAAGACGTCGCTGCGGATTTTAATCGTTACTTCCCGGCTTTGCCGGTAGAGGTTTTGAATTTCGCGCAGTGCCCGGTCAAACAGGAAAGGCGTGTTCGGCATCCAGCAGCGCAGGGTAACCTCGTTGGGATTAAAGACGATATGGTCGGTCACCAGCGCCCCGTTTTCCAGCGGATGGTCCATTGTTTGGGCGTCATCGGCCGCTTCGGCGTCTTGCAGGATGACATCGGTCAGAATCTCCTGATTATTTTCATAGACGCTGACCGCTTTGCCGGCCAGAATCAGCCCGCCGAGCGTTAAGCCCGTACCGATTGAAAAAGAAGGTGTAACCATTTTTTATAAGTGTGAAGTTGCACTATTCTGCATAGTGGTTTGAAAAAGGTTGGAAAATGAATCGGCAATACCCCGGGCATCAGTGGCCCTTGTATTAATAGTGACATTATCAACCCGCATGCTCTGATTGGTGTTTGCATAGCTGGTGGAAACGCTGCCCTGCGGAACGGAGGCCCACGGGGTTTGCGTCAGTTCCAGCTTTCGTTTGGCCTCGGCCATATTTGCCTGTTCGGGATTTTCCTTTTCCTCGGACAGGCCGAACAATTTGCCGACTTTGGTTCCTTTAAGCCATTCCAGAACACTGTTGAAACCTTCTTTAAGAAAATTCCACAGAGCGGTAAAAACATTTTTAACCGCTTCAATAAATGTACCGAGTAACGATTCATTTCCCTGCCAGAAGTTGACAATATCGTCTATCAAAAGGCCGATGGCAGCCGAAACCGCGGTTATCAAAGCTATCGCGCCGATAAAAGGAAGAAAAGCCAGCCCGGATTTGATTGCCAGGACGGTGAGGATTGCCGACAAAGCCAGAAAAAAGCCTTTAATAAAGGAAGCATTGCCGTTAATCAGGTCAATAAAGCGGCTGACTTTATCTCCGACCCAGGTAAAGGCCGGCAGCAGCGAGCGGGCGACGACGCCGAAAATTTGCGCCAGTCCCAGCTTGATGTCACGCATTGTGCGCTCGAACTTACGGCTGTTTTCGACATCTTCTGCGCTGAACAGGCTGTATTTGCGCCCGCGTTCGAGTTCTGCCTGCACATTGGCGACCCCGGTTTGCAGCAGGCGGATGGTTCCCTCGTCGAGCCCCAGCCGCTGGCCGAGGTCAATCTGCTGGGTCTGATTCAGACTTTCAAAACGTTTGGCAACGTTCATCAGCAGTTCGTCGGCGGTTGCCAGCCCGTTTGCACCGTAAAGGTTAATACCGTAGGTGACAGCGGCGTCTTCAACCCCGCCGCCCCCTTTGCCCAGCCGCATATTGTTCAGATTGGCGTTAAGCCCCTGCATGCTGCCGGCAATGCCTTCGGCGGTACCGCCGTAATTCTCGGCGGCAATCGCCAGAGCCTGAAACTTTTCAACCGCCAGTCCGGTGTTCTGCGCCAGAAAAGACATTTCTTCGCCCAGCGAAGCAAATGCCAGCGACCGATTAAGCAAAGCGGTGAGCCCGGCCACCGGAGCCAGAGCTTTGAGCACTTTGTTGGACATCGAGACAAAGCTGTTGCCCATTTTGTCGGCTTTTTGGGTGGTTCCCTCGGTTTCGGCGCTGATTTCTTTCAGCCCGTCGGACTGAAATTTGAGAAAAAAGGTTTCAAGCAGGCTCATTTTTTCATCTTTGCTTTTTGCATGGCGTCTTGCGAAATCAGCCATTCGTTATATTTGGGGACAATATCGGCCTCCCACAACATAAAGGCGTCTTCCAGCGTATAGACCGTGCGCAGTTCGTTTAAGGTTGCTTTACCCGAGCTGACGATTTGCCCAATGAGGCAGTCAATATTTCGGAAATCTTCTGTTCGGCAAGATGCGCAAGCTTTTCGAAGAAACTTAAGCTCTTGCCATTGGTTAAAAAAGAGCAGTTATACGACAGCATCTCCCATTCCAGCTGTGCCAGAACTTCCCAGTCCGGCACATGGTTGTTGATGAGTTCCTGCGTGCTCAGGCGGATGCTGCGCTCCGGCAGCACCGCCTCAACATAGCTCATCAGCTTGAGCATAATCTCTTCGCTGACTTTATAGTCGCCCAGCTTGGGCATATTGCTGACCGGGTATTTGGCGACAATCTCCCGCCCGACCGTGGCCGGAAATTTGGAAATGCGGTAAGTTTTGCCGTTGATGTCAATTTCTTTCGGCTGCAAAAGTTCCATAATTCACCCCGTTAAAGCTTGTTTTCGAAAATAAAGCGGTAAGGCTTGCTTTTGAAGCGTCCGGCCGAAGCGACCGGAGTCAGCGGAATGGACGCCACCAGACGGCCCGAAGTGAGCGTTTTGCGCGTGCCGTCGGGATAGGTGACCGTCATAATGATAGAGTCTTTGGTGGTCAGCTTGCCTTTGGCCGGGCGGTTGGCATCGGCCAGCAGCGCCAGATTCTTTTCCTGATCGGTTTCGGGAATCATGCCCAGCGTGACTTCAATCGGCTTCGGCGTGTTCCAAATCACCAGATCGCCGTTGACGCCCATGCCCCAGTCGGCGGTTTGCAGTTCCGGGGTGTCGAGCGGGTCGGTATCGTCGGCAAAGGCGTTGAGCGTGAGCCCGGCGGGAAAAGTGGGAATGGCAATCAGATTGATTTCAATGCCGGTTCCGGAAATGTCTTCCATAATTTTTTCTCCTAGATTAAAGTATGGGTGCCTTCGATTTTTCTGATTGAATCTCCTTTGGAGTAAACCAGAAGATATTCGATTTTGTATTCTTCACGGTTGTTGACGGTCTCCGAGGTGACGGCAAGGTCAATCCAGCAGCCGTTCAGATAGATTTCGCGCCAGGCTTCGGCATCGCCGGTCAGTCGGGTGACATAGGCTTTTTGTGCGGCGGTCAGCTCTTTGCCGACGGAAATGACGCCGTTGTTTTTGGCCTCGTCAATCACGCTCTGGACAGAGGTGCGGGTCAGCCCTGCCCCGGTGTCGTTTGCCGGAAGCTGCGGCAAAGCCAGAAGCAGACTGAGCAGATTGGAGGCAATCGCGTCTTTCAGCCAGATTTCATTCACATAGACGCCCATATCGGTGACTTCGCCCTGCAAAATGCCGCGCTGGTAAAAGGCAATCTGGTTGCCCGCCTGCTGGGTGGCGCCGTTGTAGTTGATGCCGAGGCCGTCGAGCTTGTCGCTCAGCTGGTCGGTTGATACCGAGACCGGAATAGACGGGAACTGATGATACATGAAGTTAATCACCCCGTTGGCACGGTCCCAGTCAATCGAAGCGGTGAGAATCATCGGCATCAGCCAGGCATAGCCGTTAAAGGCGTCATAGTTCAGCGCCACGCCGGAATAGCCCGCAACCTTGCCCTGGACTTCGGTATAATCGGCATCGGCCACGTTCACGCTGTATAAAAACTGGTTGTTTTGCCCGTTGGTCCAGCCTGAAACTTCTTCAATCTGTTCGGCATCGAGTGCCTGCAGAAAGCCGAAAGAGGCGAAATTGTTAGACAGCTCAACCGCGGCATCAAGCGTTTCGGTCAAGGTGGCCGGTGCCGTGCCGTTTGACACAATGCCGCCGCTGGCAGTATTCCACCCCAGCAGGCCGGAGACATCGGTGCCGGAATCGGGAGCCGACGCATTCAGGATAACCGCTTGGCCGGACTGGCCGCCGGTGAACACAAAGGCGGAAGTGTCGGCGTCAAACGTGACGGTGGCTGCCGTCCACAGCTCGCCGCCGGCCGAGTTTTGCCGGACGCCGGCCTGAACCGCCGCCGCCACGGCCGCATAGTTATCGGCTTCGCTGAAGTTCAAACCGGAAACCGTATAGGCGGTGCCCCCCATATTCAGCACCAGACCGCCGTCGGACACCGCTTTGAACGCGGCAATTGCCGGCAGCGTCTGCACCGAGCGGATTGTCGGCGCCGTGCCGTTCAAAGCATAGCGCTCGAACGCGATTTTTTTCGGCGCGTTGTTGTATTTGTTGACATAGCCCAGATAAAGGGACGCGGCCTCATATTCGGCCGAGGTATAGCCGAAATATTCGCCGACGTTCTTTTCCTCCTCGAACTCAAGCCGGGTTCCGGTGGGAATAAGCCCGTTGTTTGAGAAAATCAGGCCGATCAGCTCTTTGCGGGTTGCAAGCTCGCGGCCGCCGACACCCGAAGTGATAGCGACATATTTGGATTGACGGATTGCCATTAATTAAACTCCTGTGATTTTAGGCGTGAATTTATTGGTGCCGGGTATCGGCCCGGTATAGCTTTGGTTAAGAATTAACGAAAATTCAAAGTAAGGATTGCGCTCGTAAGTATCGGAATCGTCGATAAAAAAAGGTTCTTCCAGCCGGCTGACGCGAAATGTGCTGTAACCCAGAGCGCGGATGGCAGCCAGCCCTTCCCGGCTCATAAACCAGGTAATCAGCGCATTCAGCGCGTCGGAAGAGGTGAATTCTTCAATATCGGCCGGGTGCCGTTTTTTCAGTGCGCTGATTTGAAAACGGATTTCCTGCCAGTAGCTCTCCTTATGCTCGACGCCCGCGGCCAAAGCGCGGTCGGCGGAATATTGCCAGCCGATGCGCGGCGAATTGAGCTTGGCCATAAAGACCGTCGGCTGCAGGGTGGTGATTTTGACCGGCTGCTGCAGTTGTCTGATTTGCCAGCCCTCAAGGCCGAATTTGGCAAGTCCTTGGGTAATCAGGCTTTTCAGGTCTGCCCAGATTTGGTTTTCGGTCTTAATCATCGTTCTCTCTTGTCTTCGACTACCAGGACGCCGTTCCAGCCGTTATAGTTCATCCACGGCACGGTTTTAACCACGCTCCAGGTCAGCCCGTAGAACGTCAGGCGGTCGGGAACTTCCTGCTCCTCCACCCCTTTCATATTGACCGAGGCGTAAACCAGGCGATAGTTTTTTTGAAAGTCAAGCCCGAGCTGCGGATAAATATCCAGCTCAACGCCCTGAATCGAACCGGTGACCGTTACCGGGGCGGCAAACTGCGGCACGTTCAGCCCGATGTCGTTTTCAACCGTTCCGGTAAACTTTTCATATTGGAAAGTTTCGCCCGGGATAACGCCGAGGGCGATTTCCAGCAGGTTTTCATCTAAAAGGTTCATCTCAGCTCCGCTTTTGAATCGACGCTTTCCAGCAAATGGCCGCTGTCCATTAACGGTTTGGTTAAGGCGCCGGTAACGCTCTTATCAGCGTATTGGTTCCGCTTGCGGCGGACGGTGGAGGCCTTTAAGGGCGGCGCATTGACTTTGGCAATTGCCTTTTTGATGTTTCCGGCCGCTTCGGCGCCGATCATCTCGGCGGCCTGCTGTTCGGAAAGCTGCCCGTTGAAAAACTTGCGGCTGATAATCTCAATCTGGCCGACAAAATCTTCTTTGTTGTCTTCGACCGAGGGTTTCATAAACGGCCGCGGCGGAATGACAATCGTGTGCGGTTTGGTTATGCCTGCCGGATTAGGCGTGTCTTTTTTGACAAAGACAACCTCTCCGTTTTTGCCGAATTTGTAAGGCGTGCCGCCGGGGTGGTTTATCGTTGCCCCGCCGTCCTGCACCGCGGCAATGCCTGCAACCGGCTTGTTGTCGCTGTATTTGGCGTTTTCAAACCAGCCGGCTTTGATTGAAAAGTTTTTGAGCCTTTTCATAATTTGCCCGGCCGGGGTGGAACTGTGCTTGAACGTTACTTTCATTACAGCACCCTTTGAAACGACCCGCCGACATAAAAGCCCGGCGTTGCTTTAATCTCCAGTAATGCCAGAAGCGAGCTGCCGTACGTTGAGATATTAAACCACCACTGGGTTTGGCTGTTCATCGGCGGCATGGCCAGCGTGACGCTGACCTTGTCAATGGAAGCGCCCGATGTAACCGTTACCTGCGTTTTGCCTGCGGCAATCATATCTTTCAGCGTTTGCAGATGTGCCGTCAGCAGGTAAATGGCCCGTTGGCGGCATTTGTCCTGCAAGGCGCCGTAGTTGCGCGTGGATATGTAGCAGGTGGCCAGATCCAGCGTGTCGGCCAGCACCGCGTCGGGATATTTGACCGGATCGGCAAACGCCGGATACAGCGTGCGGAACTCCGCCACGGTAACGGTTACATAGGTTTTGCTCATTTATTTAGCCTTGGTTTTGGGCGCTGCCTTGCCCTGTGCCTCGTAGTCTCCGGGCGTTTTGGGGGCGGAAGCGTCTTTTTTGGCCAGTTCTTTGACGTTTTCGGCGCGGCTTTCGCTGGCGCAGACTTTAACAAAGCCGCCCGCTTCGTGCATTTTGAACACCGGATGCTCTTTCAGCAGGGCCAGCTCTTCGTTACTGACCTTGGTGACGGCGCCGTCTTTGGTGATGAAATGCTTGTCGGCGACATTGGCCTTGCCGAGGATAAGAATTGACCGGCGAACCTCATGGCTGCCGGTCGGGGTTTTGCCGTAAACGCAATATTTAACGTCTGCGGACATGGTGCTTGCAATGTAAGGCATGTTTCCTCCTTAAATGCCGGTGACGCGGACAACGCCGATCGGCTGTTTGAAGAAAATGCCGGCCGTCGCGTTGGAATAGTCTTCCAGGAAGCCTTTGGCTTTCTTTTCAATGCCCAGCATGCGGAAAACGTCCTGAACATATTGGTCAACCACCTTTTTGCCGTTGATGCGTTCGGCAAAGGCATACATGACGTTGGCGCCGCCGTTGGCTCCGTTCAGCTGAATGGCGCTTTCAATCCGCAGGTTCGGATAGGTTTTGTTCAGCCATTCGCGGATGGACATGGAGCCCAGAGCGTTCGGAATATCCAGATACTGGACAACGTCGGTGCCCATGGCAACCACCCAGGCGTCGCGGTTCGGGTTGAACAGGTTGCCGGTCTGGGTGCGGAGCTTCTGCGCGATGGTGCGGAAGTCGGCCAGAATTTCGTCAAAGGTTTTGCTCGCCCAGGTGGTCTGGCCGGAAGCGCCCTGTGCCGCCGTTTCGTATGCCGGCAGGTTCGGGTCGTTCAGGAAGCCGTAAGTGCGGTTGGATCCGTCATTGTAGCCGTAGAAACCGATATTATTCATTTCGATAGCCAGAGATTCGGCAGCCGCGGCGCGTTTCTCGTTGGCCGAGGACAAACGCATCCGGCCGGCTCTTTCTTCTTCCAGAATGCCGACTTCGACGCCCTCTTCAAAGCGGACGATGGTGCGGCGTTCAAAGTTGGTGTTCCAGCTTGACAGCGGAATATTGGTGTTGTCGCCGTACGGGCGCGCCTGACCGGTGCGTTCCAGCATGGTCTGGACGATTTCCTCATCGGCCCAGTTGCCGGCCGTGGTACGTCCGACAATGTTGTCAATGTCGCGGGCAGCGGTGACAACTTCGATAACTTCGGTCAGCCAGTGCTGCAGCAATTGAATCGGCGTAGAGACGCTCGGCGTGGTCATCATTGCCACATTGGGCAATGCGGCGTCAAAGCCATAGGCCTTGAAATAGTCTTTCATGTCCTGGACGGCTTTTTGGGTATAACCCACGCCAAGCATGTCCAGCGTTTTTTCGGTGGTGTCGCTGTCAAAAGAATACGAGCGAACCTTGCCCGCCGGGATGGCCAGGCGGATTTCAGAATTACTCATTTATGTTTCTCCTAATCGGTAATTTCCAGAATGGCGGTCTCGCCGGCGGCGGCACTGCGCAGAATAAATTTGGCGTTAGGGATTTTGGTTGAACCCGCAGGCGCGCTGCCGCTGGATTCGATACCCGAAATCTCGCCGGTGACGTTGTTGTAAACGGCGGCATCGTCCGGAGAGACGGCATTGCCGACCTTGACCAGAATATGTCCCATGGTTGCCAGCTGGCCGATAGAACCGTCAGGCAGGCTCATGGTGGCTTCAAGGTTCATATAGTTGGCATATTGTTTCGGGCCGACCAGAACGCCGCGGAAAGCGCCCTCTCCGCCGATGACGGCTTCATTATCTTCATCTCCGGCGGTAAAGACACAGGCAACCGTCGGCAAAACGGTGCTGAGTGCGCCGCCCTCAAGGGTGCTGCTGGATGCGGTCATAACCGAGCTGGTGACTGCCAGAGCCACGCTGTTGCCGGCCGTGCCTGCGGTTTTGGCGGTAATTGTTACCTCAGCGCCGGAAGCGGAGGCGGCGGCGGAAGCGTTCGGCGTGGTGGTGCCGGCATAATAATCGGTGCCGGAGGCGCCGGTGCCGTTAATCACCTTAACCAGAGTGGCGATTGAATCGCTCTGGGAGCTGCCGAGCTTGATGTCGTTGGCGGCTACCATATCGGTTTTAAATTTATAAGTCGTCTCCCCGACGGTGACGGTGTCGCCGTCTGCCGGATTGCCCGCAAAGGCAATGCTGCCCGCGGCGGCGATTTCTCCTGCGGCAGAGCGCAGAATATAAGGCGCAACGCAGCGCGGAGAATCATCGTAGAACTCACCCGGAACACCGAGCGCCTGCGCGGTATATACGCTTTTCTGTACCATTTTATTTTCCTTCCAAATATTTCGAGATTGCTTTGTCTTCGCCCCGGCTGCGGACGGAGCTGTCCAGGCTGTAACCGATTTCCGAAGTTTTGGCCGCTTTCAGATAGCCTTTGAGAAAGGCGATTTCCTCGCCTTTGGCTGCGCCGAGGTCAAGCTTGTCACAGGCATAGCGGGCAACTTCTTTCTCGGTCATCAGCGAGCAGTCAAAAGTGCCGATGCCGGTTTTTTCCTGAATTGTTTTATAGAGCCTGTCGCGTTTGGCCAGCTCGGCAAACACGGCTTTAGGCATTGCATCCATTGACTCTTTTAACTCTTTGATTTCAGACTTCTTTTCTTCGTCTTCATCTTCGTCCCCGGCACAGGATTCCGGCTCTTCGTCTTCGCCGTCTTTCTTCGGTTCCTCGTCATTGCCGGAGCGTTCGGAATCGTTGTAGCTGATTTTTTCGGCAATGCCGGCCGCCTCGCGGATTTGTTCTTCCGAACCGCCGGCTTCGCGGACAATCGCCATAATCTGGCGGATGCCCTCGCGCTTATCGACCTCGTCGTCGTTGGCCGTGCCGCTCTCAGAACGGTTATAGCTCATTTCTTCAAGCTTTTTGGCGATGGTTTCTTCTTTTTCCTGCTCGCCGCCTGCAAAGTCTTCATTCGGTTTGGCCGCAATTGCCATCACTTCCCGAATGAGTTCTCTTTTATCCACGTCTTCGTCAAAAGCCTGACGATTGCCGCGTTTTGCACTTTTTACCATGCTGTTAATCTCCTTCATTGAATCCATTGTGATTTTTCTGTCCATTACCCGGACATCAGAGCCCATGCGCCCTTCTTCCACCAAGGCAATGTGGTTGCCTCGGATATTTCTTTGGACGGCATCGTAATGTTGGCCGTCAAAGGTCCCGGGGGTCAGCTCGTAGTCGCAGAAATACCCCATGGACAATTCTTTTTTTCCGGCTTCGATTTCGTCTTTCAAAGTCTCGGAATAAATCTTTAAATCGCCGTACAGCTTGCCGTCTTTGCCATAAACGTCGCTGCCGGACGTGCCGTGCACGCCTTTTTCCTCCGCCGGCATCATTCCCGGCTCGGTGCCGAGCATGGTGTGGTCATCGACAATCGGCAGCAGTTTGAAACTGTTGACGGTGGCTTCTGATAAAAGCTCCTCTGCCGGGCGGTAAACCTGATAAATTTTGTCGGGCTCCAGCTCGGAGCTGATTTGTTTGCCCAAGTAAGGAAAAACCCCCACTTTGGAGAGGGGGTTGTCCTTGATATACCAGAAATCGTTATGATCTACTTGTTTCATTTCTCTTCGTCTTCAAATTTCAGCACCGGGCGCATTGTGCAGTGGCAGTTCGGCAAATCGCCGGGAAAGCCGCGGGTGCCGGTGTTCGGGTCGATAACCGGAGGCTCATCAATGCGGAAAATGCCGTGGTTCAGCCCGGACGGATGCGCGCGCATATGGTAGCTTCTCGGCTGCTGCGACCCGCCGGAATGTATCCATTCAAAATGGGTAAAGCCCAGCGTTTTGGCGCGGCGCATGCTCAACGCCTCGTAAGTCTTGTGCGTTTGGTCGCGGGCAATGTTCTTCGCCCGGCGGTGCGTGACGCCCTCATAATGCTCCAAATGCCTGGTAATGCTCTCAACACCCTGCCCGCCCAGAATGGCGCGGGAAATCACCCCGGTAATTTCCTTAAAATACTGGTTCGGAATGCTTTTAATCAGATTGACGTTTTCAAAAATCGCCGCTTTGGCCGCTTCGTCTTCCTCCGGCGTAAGCTTCTTCCGGGCTTTAAGCTCCGGCGATATCTGCTTTACCGCAGCGTTCAAAGCCACCCAGGAATAGGCAATCAGCTTTGTCAGCAGCTTTTTGGACAGCTCTTTTGACTTTTCGGCAAACTTGTCGCCGTATTTCTTTTGCAGATAGTTGAGCTTAATCCGCATCTGCGAGGAAATGCCGGCGTCTTCGGCAAATTTTATCTGCTCGTCTTCTTTGGCATACAGCTTTTTCAGCTCGCGGGCACATTCACGGGTCATCTGACGGCTGAGTTTTTCCAGCTCTCCCATATACCAGGCTTCAATGCCGGCATTGGCATTGAGCTTGCCACCGCGTATGATTTGTGACTGCGCCATAGAACTTTTTGCTTGCTTTTTATTGCGATTCAGGGTATTATATTGACATAAACCTTGAGGGTGTTGAGAAATGTGTCCGCAACTTGTTTTGAACGGTCCATCCAGATTCAAAAACCTCAAGGTTTTCTTTGTTTAAAGGCTGTCAAAAGAAACTTAATCTTTTTATCTCCATTAAAGTCGGGAGAAATAACAGCTATTTTATTCTCATAAAACACCTCAAATCTCCCCTCTTTATTGAGGGATAAACTTCCCTTTTCGATAACATTTCCCAAAGAAGATAAGAATTCTTTTTTCTTCTCCTCTGGATATTTACGACGTTCTAAAATATGGCATAACCCTCTACTCTCATCTCCCCAGACAAGGTCGATGTCGCCGATGTCTTTACGGGTAAAGGCTCCTTTGACATGCCCCTGCTTTTCTTTCATCAGCAAATCAACGGCTTCCTGACCTTTTACGCCGGTAAACTCTTTGCCCAGAAATTCAGAAACATTATCAGACTTCTTTTCTTCCTTGGCCTTTCCACCGCCTTTGCCGAATTTGCCGTCGTCATCACGCGGGTGGTCTTCCTCGTTCCATTCGTCAAGCGTTTGTTCCGGCTGCTCACCAAAGAGCTGTTCGCCCGCAGCGGTTTCGTCATCAAGGAAATTCTCTTCCATAAAATCGCTGTGCGGCATTTCTGCCGGCAGGCCGTTGTAGCCGCTGTTCGGGTCGGCGATAATCCGCGCCCGCGCTTCTTCAGGCGAAATAGCCCCGGCATTAATCAGAACCATGTCGGTGTCGGCATCAATCTTGCGGACTTCTGCCAGTTCGCGCTCGGTGGGCATATCAACCGGGTTGAATTTGGCTTCCAGCTCGTAGGAATAGCCGAACTCTGACTTTTCGACCAGCAGGTTGTTGCGCTCAATCAGGGGCTTCATCTGATTGTCTTGCAGGTGCTGAAGCTCCTGAATGTAGTCTTTCATCTCATATTCGCCGGTGGCGTTAAAGCCTTTCGGCTGCGTCTTCAAGAGCTTTGTTGCCGGCATACGCGCGATTGAGGCCACCAGCTGATACTGGGTCATAATCAACGCGTCAAAGTCGGTCAGCGAAGTGTCAATCTGCTGCACATTATCGCCCGGGCGTTTGAAAAACACCCCGTAGTTATCGCGGCAATAGGAAAGCTTTTGCAGCTTTTTTTCGGCGTCTTCCTCATTCATGAGGTAAGCCTCAATATTGCCGTCGGCAATCAGCATACGCTTGGTCAGCGCCATCAGCGGCGCCTCGTTGGCTACGCGCTCGGAGGCATAAACCCGCTCGTAAATCTGCTGAGTCAGCGGCAGGCCGCCGAAATAATAGGTCGGCTTCAGAACATCGGGCACCTCATCGCCGGTGATATAGATGACGTGCGAGCGGTGTATTCTCTTGCCGTTCGGCAGGCGCCACCAGGTCGGTTCGTAAAAGTGCAGGCTTTCCGGCGCGGAGGTGGCTTCCATATCCAGCTCAGGCATAACCCAGTATGGCTCAATCAGCGAAATGCCTTTATAGGAACCGCGGCGCACACCGTCAATGTTAAACGGTTTGGCGTAATCAATGCCGTCAACCACCGGAAGCGCCAGCGCACAGCCGAAAATCTTGTTGTTGCGGGCAAAGTTGCGGGCAATGTTCGAAATATTGTATTTGCGCTCCGAGACCTGTTTGATTTTAACCAGCAGGTCCTGATCCTCAAGCTCAATATCCTGATTCAGGCTGATTTCGTATCCTGGACGGATAGCATCTTCACAGGGAACACTGCAGGCATTATTAATAATCCAGTTCTGAGCCAGCAAGGCGCAGGCCTGATAGCCGATAAACCCCTGCTGGGCAAAATGCGTAAAGATAATGTCATCGGCATAATTGCTGACGCCGAAAACGTTTTTCAGGCTGCCGCCCACGCAGGCCGCATCCATGGCGTGGCCTTTGGCGTTTACCGGCTTCATGTCTTCCGACGTGCGCTGAAACGACCGCGCCAGCAGTTTCTGGCGGTCAACCTCGTTCAGGTTCAGCTTGTCGTAGATATCTTCCCAGCGTTTGGATTTGTTTTGATTGGCAACCTCTTTGGCAACGGCTTTTTCAATCCAGTTGTTCACAAATTTAAACATTAAAAGAGGCCTCGCTTGTCCATATCAAATTCAAGTGCATAACGTGCGGTGTCAATGGCGTGGTTGTTCTTGTCCGGATAATCGTCGCGCAGGGTGCCGTCCTTTTCCCGGATAAATTCATATTCCGTAAATTCCTTGGCCGTGTTCGGGCAGCGCACCGGATCGATGATTATCTGCTCCAGACGCTGCAAAAACTTAATTCCGTAAGCAACCGAGCCTTTGCCTTTCTCGGCGCCGCGAATGTTAAAGCCGGAACGCCAGAACTCGGCAATCGACTTTGGCTCCTCGCTGTCGGCAATTATTGTCTGCCGCGGGTCAAACATCTGGCGGATTAAGTCCATGGCATCGTCATTCAGCAGGCCGGGTTTGTAAATCTCGCCGAAAATGTAAAGCCGCCGATATTTGCGGTCGTAGTTCATTTTCAGAAAGACAAACGGGTCGGTCGCATAGCCCCAGTCAATCCCCTGCCGGATAACATCAAACCGTTTTATCTCATCGTCGCCGATCTCTCGGGTAACAACATTGGTAAAGACGTTGGCGCCGTTGCCGACGCTCTCACCCAGATATTCATGGCGGTAAGACGCTTCATCGGATGCTTTCAGATATTCGGCATCAAGCAGAAACTGCTCGCCCAGCCACTCGCGCGGAACCGTCAAGTAAGTGGAATGGTGAACGTATTTGTCCGGGCGGGGAACCGCGCATTCCTTGTTAACCCAGTTGGACGTATTCCGCGGCGGGTTATAGGAGTAAAACACCACATAACGGCTGCCGCCGCGCAAAAACGACTGTGTCGTCTTGCGGATTTCCTCCGGGCCGGAAAATTCATCCAGCTCCTCAAACCAGACGAATTTGAAATAGCCCTTTCGCGGCTTGACAGACTTTGTCTTGTTGGCATCGTCCAAGCCCTTAAAATAAATCGTTTGCCCGGTCGGCTTGTAGATAACCCGCAGCGGCGTCAACATAACCCGGAAAAAATCACCCAGCCCCAGAGCGTCAATCGCCCACAGGACTTGCGCATAAACGCTGTCTTTCAACGTGTCGCCGACTTTGCGGAAGCAAACCGCATTCGCCTGCGGGTCTTTGATAATTCCCTGGACGATTTCCAGGCTGATAAACGACGATTTGGTCGAACCGCGCCCGCCTTTAAGCCAGTAATGCGTATAAGCGTCATCTTTAATCAGGCGGTGCAGCTCAAAAAAAGACGGAGCGACCAGCGCGGACAATTTTATCTTGCTGTCTTCCATCTTTAAGCCTTTTGTCTATAATTTTCAGTATATACCCGGCAATTTTTGACTGTATGGACTAATATGAACAAAATTAAATATCATCAACGATGGTCGGCGCCTGCGTAATCTTGGCTGAAATGTTGTCAGTCACCAGCCCCAGAAGCTTGGCTTTTCCCATTGAGGCCGAAACCATTGCCGCCGATGTCTTCGTTTCCTTGGCAATTTCTCTGGCTTCCTCCAACTCGGAAATAATATCGTCAACGGTGAGGTCATAGCGTTTTAAGGCCCGCTGCTTTAATTGCTCAACCCTTGCAGTAATCTTGGGGTCTTTCATAAGGTCGGTTGCTACACGATTGATTGTCTCGGCTTTCATATTCTCAGCATCGTAAGCTTCACGATATGCGTCAGAGTAAGTCAGGCCTTTAGCCACACCCTGACAGAACTTTTCCTGCTTTGCCGTTAATGTCATTGATTATCCTAACGTTGCCCGCCAGAGGAGGCCTTTGTTGTTTTGAACCAGCTGATCAATGTCGCCGATAAGGTTTTCTTCGCCGTAAGACATTTTATAGCTTTCACGAAGCGTGTTGATTTGAGCGTGAAAATCGGAGAAAAATTTATAAAGCAAAAGATTGTTTTCGTGAGTGTTCTCGGTAATGTCGGGAATAAGCGGGATTGTGTCTTTAAGGATTTGCTTTGATTCTGGCGTGTTAACCTCATTGCCCAGATAAAAAACTTCTTTTAGCTCATCAATGTAATCATCCCACTTGTCAGACAGACGGTCAGCCAAAAGGTGATTGCCGTAAAAACTATTATACTTGGCATGATAATGCGCATCTTTAGACAGGTTATAGGCAGCCAAAGCATAACAGATAATTTGATAAACCGGGGATAAATCCATGCGAACCACATAAAAAAAGCCTCCCGTAGGGAAAACCGGGAGGCGCGGACTGGGAGTGAACCTTGACCATACGGTCAAAATCCAACATCATATAAATTTAATAACACATTTTTTCAAAAAGTGTTAAAATTAAAATGTTTAAACATTCAAGTTTTTTGTTTAAACAAATAAGCTATTGATTTTATTTCTTTTTTCCCCATAAGAGAGAAGAAAACCAAAACAATAAAATCGAAAAGACAATAGAGAGAGCCTTGTTGGGATTTTCACCGCTGAAAGCAAATCCCAGAAGAGCAAAAGCCAACACTCCGCAACATAAGCCTAACGTTCTGCGAATAAATAATATCAACGAACGGATTATTTTTCCGCCTGTCGATAACTCTTCTAATTGTACCCCTTTGTTATTCTTATGTTTCAGATCATAAATAACTTTCAAATAAAAATCCTGCGGCAAAAGCAAAATGGATGATGAACCGTCTTTGAAGTTTACCTCCATAACCACACCGTTCGATTTGGCCGTATATCCTCCGACTAACGCACCTAAACCGCCAAACAAAAGGCCGCCGAGCAAACCTCTGCCGACAACGCTTCCGGTACTCTTATTGTTATCTTCCTTAATAACTTCATAACTTTCTATCGTGTCAGGCGTGAGCGGAAGTCTCTGCATAAATCCGGTATGGATTTTTATATTTTCACCATACCATTGGATAATGGAATTTTTATATCTTCCTTCCAGAACTTTTCCTGTTGCAAAAGATGAGGGAATTAAAAACATTTTTCCTCCTTATCGTACTTCTGCAAGCGCTTTTTTATAACTTTCTAAAAGAAGCGCATCAATTTCTTTATAGTCATGTGAAGAACATCTGACTTCCTGATTTTCCAGCATCGGGAAGTAGAAACTCTTGGTACCATCCCCATTCTCAACAAAATTAAAGATTTTCCCGCTTCTTTCTTTTTTATAAAAGACGGTAAATGTGGTTTTAAAATCTCTCCATTCGATTTTATCAATACCTTGATACAGCTCATCACTGTCAACCAGAAATGCCAAACGCTGCTTGGCATAAGTAAACGCATACATTTCTTCATCTGTCGTAACAATGTCTGATTGAGGCGCAGGAACCATCTGAACCGTTTCCGGAGTTTCTTCCTTTTTCTCTTCAATTTTGACCAAACGCTTATCAGCCAAACCTACCCGGTCCAAAATACGCTTGTCTATAAACCCCTGAAATGCCGTTTTAACAATATCAGTATTCTCTTCCATAACCTTGCGAGTTATTTTCTGGTTGATTCCTTCGGCATTGCTTAAAAGATAACGGATAAAATCTTCACTCGGATTTTGCAGATTGTTTTCCAAAAAATTGATAATAGAAGAAAAAATAACTTTCTTCTTAGCTTCAGCCCCGACATTATCCGGGTCAAATTCACTTTTGCTGAAGCTGGAAATTGCTTTAACCTGCTCATCATCAATACGGCCCTGAGCAAATTCTTCAAAATTAAACGAAATAAAAGGTTCGTCATCCATCATATTGGGAGAATCACAATCGGCAAAGAATTCATAATTAAGCCCATCCGTTAAAATACCGAGCTTAACACTCTTGCAGGCGTTAAAGTAACTCTTCAGCTGTCCGCGGTCTGCCTTGTCAACCTGAAGCTTGCACTCAATGGCAATAACGGCCTCGCCTTCTTTGAGGATTGCATAATCAACCCGATTTTTATACTTATCGGAAAAATCAGCCGAATGTTCCGGACGAACTTCATCAACATCAAAAATATCATAACCGAGAAGTTGAATAAACGGTAAAATAAGCCCTTGCTTACAAGCCTCTTCCCCCTGACAACTCTGTCTCCGCTTTATGCACATTTCAGCATGACGAACCAAACGGTCTCTAAATTGCTTTTGTTCATCGTTTAACATTTGAATTCCTCTCAGTCTAATTCATTATAATTCTTTGAAGCTCTTCCCGAACCGCTTTGCGACAGGCACCCTCTATCACCTTAGACAGATTATGCATAATCGGATCCAATTGAAGCAGGCCGGTGTGTATTCCCTTATACACCGGTTCGGGAACGGAAATAACTTCCCCGTTGATTTTAAAAGCCAAAGCTGCACTGTTTTTGCGCAGAGCAAGAACAATGGCTTTTTTTATTTCATCGATGTTGGTGGTTTCTTTGTTGGCAACCGCATAAGAACCGGTCTTGCGGATAGAGGGAAGAACTTCTGAATAAACCCAGTCAGCAAACTTTTGCGCCTCCGGTTTATTGGAACGAAAAACCAATCTGTAAAGATTCGGTTCATTCACAAAAGTCAATTCCTGATTTCCGCCCTTTGTAAGGGTACGACAATTTGTCACACCCTTTCGAGGTAACCTGTCAACTCTATACTGTCTGATATTTAATGCTGTGCAAGTGTCGGATAAACAAAACCAAGGTTCGCCATTTTCATCGGCATAGGTTCTGATCGGTTGGCTTTCAAAGTTAAAAACGGTCAAATCGTTCATAGTACATCTCTTTGTGTTAAAAGTTCGGAGACCGCTTCAACCTTGTTTCTAATAAGGTGTCCGGCGGTAGAAACCCCGCCACAAAGAAACGAGTCTAAGATGTTTTAGCCTTTGCCTGGACATATCATCTTAGCCGCCGGACATATAATCCATTCGTCAAGATTGGTATGTCCTTTGTGAATTTGGAGGTTTCTAATCTCCATCAGGCGCCCTCGCCTGACAAACCAATCTTAAACACAATAATAAAAGCTTGTCAATGGTTAATAAATATAATTGTTTATTTTGTCCACCGCTATTTGCAACAACCCGCATTTTTACAAGCGGGGGCAAGCGGCACAAATTGCTTGCAACCCCGCAGGTTTCTTTTATACTGTTTTTGGGAAACAATAAAAGAAAGGCTCAAAACATGGTTTATGATGTTCTTAACTTTCTGTGGGAGAAACACATTATGGAGTACGCCTTTTGGATATTGATTGTTTGGCTCATCGGACATTATACTTTCCCCTATGCCTGGAAAATCAAACAGAAAGAGCTTGCTGCCGCGGAGCAAAAACGCCGGAAAAAAGCGGAAAATGCGGCAAAGCTTAAACAGCGCAAAAGCCTGCCGAGCTACTGCCCCAAATGCCAAAAGAACACTATGGTTCGCATCGGCGCATCTACGAACAGCGGCATAATCTCGGACATTTACAAATGCCCGGATTGTTTTGAAACCAAATATGTTGCGCGCGACTGCTGACTTTGTCATTTCTTCCCCTCCAATTCGGCCAGCCATTCCCTCAGCAGATTAATGCGGGAAAAACCGCCCACTTTGCCTTGCGGATAAGCTCCGACAAGCTCGGGCCGGTAATGATAAGACGACGTACCGCCCTGGACGCCCAGATAGTTGACCAGCCTTTCCATTCCCCGGTCATAGATGTACCAAACCTTAGTCCGGCTGATAGCAAGCTTTTTCTCAATCACCTTGCTGGGGCAGCCGCAGGCTTTCAGCCAGATAACCGCCCATTGCTCCCGTTTTTTCTCATCTCCTGCAAACGGCTTGACCCACTCGGTGCAAACCTTATACCACAGGTCAATATCTGCCTGTGAGGGGCTAAAATCGGGTTCTCCTTCGCGGGTCATCAGCCGCAGGGCTTTTTTCTCGGCCTCAGTCAGAACAATATCCGGCCAGAGCGCTTTGGCATCCTGGGCTTTAACCCGTGGCAAAAACTTGTCAACCTTTGCGGCTAAGATAAGCATATTTTCGACATCTTCAACGCTCTGCATCAGATTACATCTCCCAAATCAAAATTATCGTTGCTGTCGTCCTGAGCCGAGAAGTGAGCGCCCAAACGGTTAATCGCCCGGGAAACGCTGAACGGCCGGGTTTGGCTTTCGGCATCAAACTGAACATCTTTGCCCCAGTCGCGGCGGCAGACGGCTGTCAGCAGATTGTCAAAATCGTTAAACAGCCCCTTTTTCATCGCCAGTTCACAGCGCTGGGCAAAAGTCAGGCGCCGCCATTGTTCCGCCGGAATCTCCCGCAACAGCAAGTCTTCGGCAATGTAACGCACCGTTGCCTGATAAACCGGAAGCAGATGACGACAGCGGTTGAGCTTGATGTCCCGGCGCATATAGGCCTCGGCATAGCCTCCGGCCGCATTTTTCTCGGCGGCGGGAATTTCCGGCTCCGTCCAGTCGTGACCGGAAAGATTGACATCCGGCCACTGCTGCCGCGCCAGTTTGAGATACTTGTCACGGGCTTCCCTGCCCCATTTGTCGCCCAGCTCATCGGCACATTTGAGAATTCTGGCTCTCATGCCTTGGCTCTCAGATTTAGCCGCCAGAAATTTTTTAAACTCGGCAGGATTCGGCGCCTTGTTGTACTCCACTTCACGACGGTAAGCCTTCAGCGCATCCAGAATTTCGGTCTGCGAATGTCCGTCCAGTACCTCCGTCCATAGCTCAACATCAAGCTCATCAGGGTACTGGAACGTTGAGTATAGACTTTTCATTTTTTTGAACAGAAACTCCGCCGCTCTAAGGTTTTCACTCATTGCAATCCCTCCCGAAAAAACGCTTCCCATTTGGCATTGTCGGCATCATCCGTCGACCATCGGTTTTTGTTTTTCAGCTCTGGCGGAGCGTATTCATCAGCCCAGCACCCCTGATTGAGCCAAGTTGATGGATGCTTGATGTATTGCGGCTCAATTTTCTCTCTTCGGCAATGCTCTGCATAGGCCTTGGCCCCGGCAAGAAGTTCATCAAAAGTAACCTGATTTTTCTTCAGCAGCTTTTCAAAAATCCTCAAGGCATCCTGTTTGGATTTTTTGTTTGGGTACTCAGCCCACCAAATTTCGAAGTTAGAAAGAAAACTTTTTTTATTTATATTTTTTTCTATTCTTTTCTTATCTTCTCTTATCTTATCTGCGCCGTTTTTCAGATTACTTTCAGATGTCTGAATTTCATCTTGTTTTATTGATTTACAATAGGATATCTTATTAATCCTGCGTTTTTTTTGAACCTTCGACAACTCATCGGCAACTTGTTCTCCTATCGTCGACGCATAATCGGCGATGAATGCACGTTCTGTCGGCGTGAGGTTCTTGACCAGTTGACGATCCGTCGGTTCTTGCTCGAGGCTTGCAAAAAGAGCTTGATATTTTACCAATGCTGCAATTTGAAGATTAGTAAATTTCCCTGATACAATATCCGCAACCGGAATTTTTATCCACTCCATCTTCCCTACTCCGCTACTTCTAAATAATCAAATATTGAAAGCTGCTGTTGAGCTTCCTCTAAACGCTTAACTGACGTCGCCCAATAATCCGGGTCTTTTTCAATGCAAATAAAACGTCGATTAAGGTTATGGCAGGCTACCGCTGTCGTCCCTGAGCCGGAAAAACAGTCAAGAACAAGGTGCCCCTCATCACTATACAATGCGAGAATATCACTTATTAGTTCTAATGGTTTCTCACAAGGATGAAATTTTTTAATTCCTGTAGGACAAACAAAGCTCATCCTTTTCTTATTAATTGGTAGATTATTGTTAAAATAGGCTCCTGTTTGTCTGGCAATTATTATATATTCAAGATTATTAACGAGCTTATTATTCCCCATGGGTGCAGGATTTGTCTTATCCCAAACACAAAGATTTACCATATACTTCTTTTTTTCAAAATACAGCATGGTTCTTGAGACTTGCTGTTTGCTGCAAAAAATGACAATATTAGGTATTCTGCAACACCTTATTAATTCATTACATACATTAAAAAAATCAAAATCTCTTGTTAAAAAATCTATATTCTCTTTAACTTTGGCACATCTTTTAGCTAATGGAGAGTTAGTCCCTCCATGGTTATCAATAATATAAGGCGGATCGGTCAATACCAAATCAATGCACTTGTCCGGCAGCTGTTTGAGAATATCCAGACAATCCGCATTAATGATCTTATTGATGTTTTTATCAAGATAACTCATTTTCCCTCCCGTAAACGCCAGGCATTGAAACTTTTTAAGCGCTTTTGTGCATCGGCCCGGGCACCCTTGTTAAAAGCCGCAAGGCGCAGCAATTCCAGCTCATAGCTGTAAACCATCTCCATTCGCGTGTCATATTTCTGCGGAGACGGCGAACCCTGAACCCAGTCAAGCAGTTTGCGTGCAGTTTTAAACATGATGATTTCCCTCCCATATCCTTTGTGTGTTAATGTCCATTTTGGCATCTCTGGCTTCCATAATCTTATAAGCCTCGGGAAGCCCGCGCAGATAGCAATTGACCACCTGCCCGATTTTACGCTGAAAACGCATATCCAAAGCCGCAGCGGCAATTGACACATCTGCCATTTCTTCAATCCAGCGCTGATAGTTTTTCCCTTCCTCGGCATAGGCTTCGTGAATTTCTTCGTTCAGCTTGCACATCTGGGCGACATAATCGCAGTCGGGAAACGTGCGCTTATGCCATTCGGCAATCTGATAGTCGCTCCATTTATAGCGTTTCATGCCCGCACCCTTTCAGCCCATTGGGCTTGTTTGGCTTTGACGAACTCCGCCAGCGTCAAACCGTTTTCAAGCAGAAAATCCTTAAAATTCCTGTTTTTTTGGTTAATCAGATATTGCTCGCGAAACGGATTGATAATCTCATAACTCAAACTGCCGTCATGTACGGCCCGGTGTTCTTCCAACGTCAGCGGAATAATGTTCTTAATGTCCCAACGGGTCAGCAGATATTCCCGGCTGATGTGATGATGGCCGCATTCCGCCGGCCGGCCGGAGATATAGCTCCGCTGGCGGCAAGCCCATTGCTGCACCATCCGATCCAATATAAATGTCTGAGAATTCAATTTCATAACATCACCCTGACCGGCTCATTTATTTTTTTCATCATTCGAAAAGGTTTCAATATCAAAGAAAATTCCGTTCTCTGCAGCTTTTTCTCCAATATATCGGAGACGCCAAGAAGGAATTTTATTCACATTCTGCCAATACTGGATCGTTGAAATAGGAACACCGGTTTTCAGGCTCATTTCAGTAAGTCCACCAAATTTCTCAATCAAATTTTTAATCATAAAGACCCTCCAATTACGATTATCATAATTGAAAGAGGAATCGCTGTCAACAACAAAAGTACGATATTAGTAATTTACTATTTATGATTTTCGTATTATCTTGTTAAAAAAGGAGAATTCCATGTATGAATATATAAAAGACAGACTCAAAGAAATTGGCAAAATGCAAAAAGAGCTGGCAGAATTTTTAAACATAGCACCCTCACATTTGAGCGCTATATTCAAGGGGCTTCGGAAAATACAATCTTCTGAAATTCCATTGATGGCACAGTTCCTTAATGTAAATTTAGAAGACTTTGTGAAATATGTAGCAGGACAAAACTCCGAACTGAAACCCCGCACGCTGGTAACAACCATTTATAAAGTGGGCTATGTTCAGGCCGGAAAATTCAACGAAGCCTGCCAGCTGCCGGAAAGCGAATGGGAAACAATCCCCTACCCGGTTAATGATAACTATAAAAGCTGCCGCATATTTGCCTTAGGCGTTCGCGGCGATTCGATGAATCTTATCTTTCCGCCGGAAAAGACGACTCTTATCTGCTGCCCGATTGAAGACTGGGTAGACGTTAATCCCGATGAAAAACTGGAAGGAAAATATATTATTGCCTACCGCCGAACGCCGGACGGCCTGTGCGAAGCCACGGTGAAGAAATACACCAGAATTGACGATGATACGATTATATTAGTGGCCGAATCAAGCAATCCGGAAATTAAACCGATTGTGCTTCACCCGGACAAAAATGATTACGAAATCGCCGCCGTCGTCATCGGCGACATGAGGATGTATTAAAAGAGATATTGAATAAATGATTTTAATTGACTATAATTAACTTATAGGTTAAGCAAGTATTCGTAAAAAAAATAAAAGTAAAATAATCTTTCACACATTTTCTATTAATTAACTAATAGCAGATAGAATAAATGCTGTAGGGAGGAGATTATGACCAAAGAAAAGCAAAAAAAGAAAGCTGAGCAAATTGAAGATATAAACTATTACATATCTGAATATAGTCAGTTTTTTTATGATACACCGTATAATTGTCAAAATACACCTTCAGAAAAGCCATTTTATGAGCAAAATAATAATTTTTATTATTCAACTCAAACTATTTCCTGTGAATTTGCATAATGCCTAATTTTATTGAAGTTCTTAATGAATTAAAAACTAATGGTGCCGACCCTACCCGAGCAAAATATTTGACTCAGCTTCATCAACACACAAATCGTAATATAATTTGTTATTATTCAGGATGGCTTCAGAAACCGGAATTCAACACAGGAATTGATGACGACGATAAAAATTCATTTATGACCGTTATCAATAAGTTGGATAGGAGCAAAGGGTTAGATTTAATTCTACACACTCCGGGAGGCAACGTTGTTGCTACAGAATCCCTTATTGAATATATAATGACAATGTTTAATAATGATGTCAGAGCTATTGTACCTCAACTTTCTATGTCCTCTGGTACAATTTTAGCCTGCGCATGCAAAAGTATAGTTATGGGAAAACAGTCATCTTTAGGGCCTATAGATCCAAGTTTAGGTATATATTCTTGTTCAAGAATACTCAGGGAATTTAAAACTGCTTGCCTAGATGTGTCTAAAAATCCTATGAATATAGAAATATGGAAAGCCATTATAAGCAAATATCCTCCAACATTGCTTACTCAATGCCAAGATAGTATCGAACTAACAAAAGAGATTTGCACTAATTTTCTTAAATTAAATATGCTAAGAAATTCCCCCAAAAAAGCCTCTCGTGTTGTTAAAAACTTACTCGATTCCAACAAATCCAAAGAACATGGACGGCATCGAGGGATTGAATATTGTAAAAAAATAGGTCTTAATATTGAAGATTTAGAAAACGATGATACATTCCAAGATTTAGTATTAACCTTACATCACATTTATATGCTCATATTAGGAAACGGTCCTGCGTATAAAATAATAGAAAACCATAAACAAACAACTCTTATGAAGAATGCTCGCCCACCCCTACCGCCTCAATCATAGCTATTTTTATATAAAAAAAGACTAAGAGATTATATCTTCTTAGTCATTTTTTATTCGACAATCCATAAAGTTATTCCATACTTATCGCAAATTTCACGAACGCGGTCGATATAATGCCAGTCTTTATCGCTCTCCACAATCAGCGCAATCATCGGTTTTCTGCATGTTTTTAAGGCATAGTAAAGCGACTGACCGACAGCTTCAGCCCATTTGGCGGCAAAATCAAATTCAATTGCATAGTCTTCGGTCAAACAGTCCACCCGTGTTTTATCTGCCAAACGGTATTCTAAAGCACCCTGGCAATATTTAACCTGGTAATACTTCTCCGCATGTTTATGCTTGGCTTGCACCGGGCAGACCAGACACAGACATATAAACAAAGCAACTAAAAACCGCATTGAATTTCGCTCCTCTATTTATAGTAAACTATATTTTATTAAAAATAGCAACAAATAAAAAAAATCTTTTTCCTAAAATCAATAGCATACATCTTTTTTATAAAATTAATTACGATTTTAATAATTTTGCTATTGACTTGTAATTACGGATATCGTAACTTGGTTATATCAACAACAGAATGAAGTATAAAATTAGTAATTTAAAGAAAATAACGTTCAGGAGAAAGATATGAAAACAGGAACTTTTATTTATTGTGACGGGTCAGAAAGTGACGAGTTTAATCCGGAAAAGAAGCTTAAAGGGATTGCCGTTATTGAAGATGATAACCACGCTTTTTTAGTTCTTCCGAAAGACATAAAAGAGGTTGATTGGTGGGACGGTAAACGCAAATGTGAAGAACAGTTTGCGCAAATGCCTAATCTGCGGCAGCTCGACGCAATCTACAAGAATAAAGAAGTTTTGAACAAAGCCTTTATTGCGGCAGGTGGTGAAGCTTTGGATGATGAAGCTTACTACTGGTCCTCTACCGAGTATAATAACTACAGTGCGTGGCTATTGCGTATGAGTGACGGTATCAGGGATTGGCTCTATAAGTTCGACGATACCAGGTACGTTCTTCCGGTTCTAGCTTTTTAACGATTCAACTATTTTAGAGACAATCATGACAAACCAACTGATACAGCAGCTTGAAACTCTTCCGGCTTTTCTCGCCCTTTCAAAAGGTCTTAAAGAAAATTTTAACGCAGACAATTTCTATGTCCGTCATTTCATGCCTGAAGCTGTTAGCCAGGAAAAAATAGATGGCGTTAACCTGATTTATTCGCGCTCTGACGAAGCGCGGGAAAAAATAGCCAAAGAAAATTTACTCGATGACAATGACGAGTATTTTGACGAATTTATCCACGAAACGAACCTACGTAACGATGTAACAGAGTTCATGCGGGCCATTGTCAAGGAGATGTACCGTGATAGAAGAATTTGAAGCAACTTCAAGATATTACCAATACAAACGCGAACAGAAGATTCAAAAAATACAATCAGTAATCTGTTCATCCGTTATGGGATGCTTGCTGGGCGCGTGGGTTACACTTATCGTTATGATTAATATTTGAGGGAAAAGAAATGAAAAAAACAGGATCATACATTTACACCGACGCGTGGAAGTTGCTCATGAATAACGGTTACAGGTGCAGCAACTATAAGGGCAGCAACTACTACGTTCGTCCGGTTCTAGCTTTGTAACGATTCAACTATTGGAGACTGTTATCATGACCATCTATGCTGAATTAAGCCGGATTCAAAAAGGGCTAAAGGCCCCAAAGAATCAGAGAAATGCTTTCGGAGGTTACAATTACCGTTCCTGCGAAGACATTTTAGAAGCCGTCAAGCCACTGCTTAATGATTGTTCGCTGACCGTTTCTGATGAAATTGTTGCAATCGGAGACCGTTTTTACGTCAAAGCAACCGCACGCCTGTCATTATCTGCCGAAGATTATGTGCAGAACATTGCTTTTGCCCGTGAACCTCTGGCTAAAAAAGGAATGGATGAGGCACAGGTAACCGGAGCAACGTCATCTTATGCCCGCAAATATGCACTTAACGGCCTTTTGGCTATTGACGACACTAAAGATGCCGATGCAACCAACGACCACGGCAAAAGCAACGATAACAATGATTTTGCGAAAGAAGCCGCCGCTGAAAAAGCAACCAGAACTAAAGCAATCAACAAGGCCAAAGCTGACGGAACAACGTATCTGCAGCCACAGCAAAAGCCGCTGTCCGAAAGATTTGAAAAAGCCCGGACATGGCTGGCAACCCAAACGCCGGAAAGCTTCAAAAATGCAACAAAGTCAGTGATTGACAGCCTTAACCAACTGGTGACCGATCTGTCTGCGGCCGGAAGCATAAGCTGGGCCGAAGAAATTAAAAGCCGCTTTATGCAGCTTTCCGACATAGATGACAACATAAACTATTGAAAGTATAGAGCGGAAAACTTTTGGCCAGATTTCAATATCATTAAAGATTACAGGGTTTAAAATGTATATCAGTCAGATTTCACAACTAAAACAAAGTTTCAGCGTCCTATTTACCCAAGCTGAACTTATGCTTAATGCCGGTAAGCGCATTACTGTTGAAATCGCCGAAAAGAAACAAAAACGCAGCAATGAGCAAAACTCATATTACTGGCTGTTTAACGGGCAACTGGCAGATTTTTTGAATCAATCCGGGTTATGTTATGGGGAGCATCAAATCCCTTATACCGGCCAATTGATTCACGAAATTAACAAGAAGCTATTTGGCGTTAAAACAACAACAAAAATGTCAACCGGAGAATTCTGCCAATACATGAACAAACTTCTACTGTTTTGGCAGGAAAAAACCCAAGGCGAATTTATGATGTCAGAACTTCCGGCAAACTATTTGGAACGAAAAGGATACTTTATAAGATGAAAAACGCAATTGTACTCGAAAGCCATAATGAAATTTTAAGCGCCCATATGCGCGGAGAATACCCGGAACTCGCTCTGGTTATTCCGACTAAAGAAGCGGAGCCGTCCGAAATAACAGACATTTCCGCCAAATATGAAATCGGCAAATACTATCCTAACAAAGGTATCTATGCCGGAGAATTGAAAAAACAGGACGGCTTTTACGGTATTTTTGCAGCTCTGCAAGATGCCGGCGAAAAAGACGATGATGGAGATTCTCAAGAATATACTTGGGAAGAGGCCATGAAAATAAAATTCTCGCAAGACAACATCCATGTACCCGATATCAGAGAACTTTCACTCCTCCACCTCAATATTGATGATGTTAATGCCGGATTGTCCGCAGCCGGAGGCGAAAAGTTAGAGAGCTATTACTGGTCCTGTACCGGGTATAGTAGTAACTCTGCGTGGTATTTGTGGATGGATGTCGGTCTCAGGGACTACGCCCGTAAGAACCTTAGCAAGTACGTTCGTCCGGTTCTAGCTTTAAAACTTTAACGATTCACCCCTTAGGACGGTAATTATAGCTAACTCCTGAATACCGTCCGCCTCCGGGAGGCATTTTAACCCGAATTGGTTTATATGTCCGCCTCCCGTCTTTAACCTTGGAGAAGAAAAAGAAAATGAATGAAGAAAAATACGGACTATTGCCGGCCATGGACTGGCTTGACATCAACAAACTTGTCATCGACACAAGCTATCAGCGGACAACAACATCCAAGCGATCGAAAAATAACATCGTCAAAATTACCGAAAATTTTGCATGGAGCCGCTTTGCCCCGCTGATTGTTAATGACAATGGTAATAATACCTACAACGTTATTGATGGACAGCATCGTCTGGAAGCCTGCAAACGTCTTGGCGACATTAAGTCGGTCCCTTGTTACATTGTTCCGCCGCAATCGGTTTCAGCCCAAGCGGTTGATTTTGCCCAAACCAATACCAACCGCGTCATCGTTAATAATTTTGAAGTCTTCAAAGCAAAAGTAGCTGCCGGAGACGCCGATTTTATTCGAGTAAAAAAATTTCTTGATGGGTACGGCCTTGAGGTTTCTCCCAGCGGCGCACCATCCGATAATCCTAATATTGTCTATACATTTGCCACGCTAAAAAAACTTCTTAAAGCCGATCGGCAATCAGACCTTGCATACGCCGTTGATATCATCATACAGACATTTCCTAACATTGGCAATCGGTTTCGCGGCGAGTTAATTACCTATTTATCCAATGCACACCAAAAATTAGGCAACAAGTTAAACCGACAGGCGCTGGTAAATGCTCTACGCAGTTTCGGCTCTCCAGCATTAATCATAAGCCGCGCCAAAAACGCTCGTGTTTTAGATCCATCTCAGCCGCTGATTAAACATCTCAGCCGCATCATCAACACCGAATACAACAATCAATTCAAAATTCTGAAAGGCTTAAAATAATGGAAAATCTTATGCACAATCCTGCCAATCGTGAACTGACACGCTTGTTTCTTGAGGCATCCAGTCTGGTTGTCAAATTAACGCACAAACTTGAAAATGCAAACATCAAAGACGCCGATTTACACCTTGCCGCTGCCAAGGATTTTATCCACCGCAACCAACTTTATGCTCTGACTTTGGGTGCCTTATTGCCTGAAGAATCAAACGCTCCCGTTGACGACTGGACACAATCATTAAGAAAGGTAGGCAAATAATGGTTAAAAAATATGGTTTAACGAAGCACGAACGAGCCTTGTTAAACAAGGCTCAACACTATCAATATAAAGCCGAAGAAATGCATAGAAAATTTGCCGATAGTCTGCAAAATAGGTTTTATAATTCTACCACAATCTGCGAGTTTGAAGCGTGGGATTTATGGACGTTAAACGAAAGTGGTGATTGTTCCGGAACTGAACAGGAAGCACGCTTTTGGAGAAAAGTTAGAGCTGAGGAGGAGCAAGACTAATGGCATATTTAGAAGAACTGCTGCCCGAGTTCAGAAAAGGGGCAAAGATTAAACGTGAGTGCTGGAGTTTGATAAAATTCGTTCACATTAAAGACGGAAAAATTGTTGACGAAGATGGAAATCATATAGATTTCAGCGACGAAGCTTTTATCAGCAATGATTGGGAACTCTATCAAGAGCCTATCGATTGGGACTATATCGTCAAAAATAAATGCCTTTGCTGGTTTTGGGACGATGTCGATAGTTTAGAAGAATCATCTTATGGATATTTAACCTACCATAATAAAAATATTCTATACTGTTATAATGGGAAGAAATGGTATAAAAATTGCCGACCTGTCCGCAAAGATGAAGTAACCTTTTATGAGGATGCGGAGAAATGAGCAAAGAGATACCGGAAATCGGCGATGTGTGGAAACTTGCTCACAATATTTATTACCTCGTACTAGGTTATAAAGAGTATAGTGTTGTGGCTTTAAGAAGCGATGAATTAATAACTTATAAGCTATTACCCTGTCAACTCGGAGAATATGTCGGTAAAAGCAAAGCCAAGATTGAAGATTTGTTTGGAGTGAAAGATGATTAGGTGGTTTGCCGAGTGGTTAATAGATTGTATTGTTGTTACGTTTCTTATTGTTGTAGGAATGTTTATTGCTGGTATAGGATTTACCCTTTATCCGTTTAAGAAAATTAGATACTTTTGCGGAGAAAAAGCCATGCATCTAATGGACACGGCAGATTATTTTTTGGGAAGATAAAGAAAAACAAAAATATTTAGACGTTTGCTTTGCTGGCTTGGAAAATATAAGGAAACTAAATGAAAACATTAAAATTTATAAAGGGTATTATTTATACCAAAAACGAAGAAATACATTTTAATTTTTCCGATAAAATCCTTCCTCAAGACTATCTTGATGAAATTAAAGAAAATGGTTTTTTGTCTGTTTCTCGTGAAAATAAGGATAATTTTCATTTTGAAATAATCAACGCCAAAGAAATAAGAAAAATAATTATTCTAGGAAGATATGAATAAGCAAGGAAAGCGGATTTATTACTTCTCAAATTTATAACAAAATAACAAAGGCAAATAAATGAAATTAGCACATCAATTTGACCGTGGGGCAACTAAAGAAAGGTTTGACGATTTAGGAGAATTTGCAGAAAGACATAACTTTTCTTGCTCAGATTTTCTGGCTGTTGTCTGCGCTAAATTAGCTGGATACCCGCAAAAAGATTTTGAAACGGAGCTTATAGTTTGTGGTTGTGAATTTAAGATAAGGATTGAAAAACAATGATAAGGCCTAAAGTACGCGACATATGGCAATACAAAACTAAACCATCCGTCAAAGCACATGTTCAAAAAAACAGTAAAAGCCATGTCTATTTTTTACAATTGAATATATTCGGTGAAGTCTGCCCAAAATGCGAAGAACTGCCTTATTTTTTGGAACGATACGCCTACCAAGGCCCAGCAAATGCTGCTGTTGAAGATATGTTTTCAATAAAGGAAATTTAAATGACTCGACAAAACAGCCAAAACAATATAAAAAGAGTCCTAAATGCAAAAGAAGCTAGAGAATATTTAGGCCTTCCTCGCTACTCTTTCGAAAAAGCGGTAAAAGAAGGAAGCATTGAATTTAAGTTAATTGGAACAAAAAAATTCTTCCCCGTTTGGTGCTTAGAAAAATGGCAAAACGACATAACGAACCATATAGATTATATAAAAGAGGCGAAACCTATCATGCCTATATCTCATTCGTATCAGAGACCAGAGGTAGGATTATCCTTAGAGAGTCTACTCGAGCAACGGGAGAAAGAGAAGCGGTTAAATATTGCCTCAAAAGGTTATCGGAATTACAAAAACAGGATCGTCAACAGGCTTGCGGCGAATTGCCCAGCCTAACCCTTAATGATGCATTTACCCTATTCTATCAAAAGCATGCACAATATTATGCGAGACCAGAAGAAACTTTACGCAAACTTATTTTAATAAAAAACAATCTGTCTGTAGAATATTTGCATCAAATAGATACTTCTGAAATTTCAGACTATATTCAAAGAAGAAAAGCAACCGTATCAAATGGTACAATTAATCGAGAATTGGTTATTCTTTCTTCTTTATTTACAAAATGCCATTTATGGAAATACAAAACACCTGATGTAAAACCTTGCCAATTCAAACTTAAAGAAAAGGCTGAAAATATTAAATATCTGCAAAATTGGGATATCGCATCTACAATAATAGAACGCGCTGCACCTCACTTAAAACCAATTATATATACTGCATTATATACAGGATTAAGACGTAGTAATATTTTAAAACTAAAATGGCAAGAGTTAGACTTTGTTAATAATCTTATTAACGTAAAGGTAAAAGACCGCACTAAAGATGGGGGAAAAAATCTTACCATTCCTATGATAGAAAAATTAAAAGACATACTTTTAAAACAGCCAAGAATTAATGAGTATGTGTTTAATTATAATGGTAAGCCAATATCAGATATAAAACACTCTTGGCATTCTATTTTTTATGATAGTAAAGGAGTGCTAAAAGACCCTGCTCTGCCTTATACTAATTTCCATACACTAAGACATACTGCAGCAACTTGGATATTAAAAAAGACTAACAACCTAAAAATTACCCAAGAAATATTAGGCCATGCCAACATAACAACAACAATGAAATATGCTCACGTTATGAGCGAAGAAAAAAGAAAAGCCTTAAATTCAGTTTTCGAAAATTAAATTACCCACAAGAATCAAATATTATGTTTTTAAACATGAGTGTGAAAGATTGTGCAAAATTTGTGCAACTTTGAATAAAACGACTCGCACTTTTTTACACATTTCAGCATTTTAGTCACTGTAAAAAAAATTGCTCTACATATAACAAAGCCCCTGTTTTACAAGGGCTTTAAATGGCGCGCCCTAGACGATTCGAACGTCTGACCCACAGCTTAGAAGGCTGTTGCTCTATCCAGCTGAGCTAAGGGCGCATCTGATTAATCAAAAAGCAGCAAAACCGCCGCTCTGGACGAGAATATAACGATTTATAAACTTTAAGTCAAGTAAAATCTGCAGAAAATAGCGATAAATACCCTCACCTTTCCTCATAAATCATAAAGCATTTCCGCTCGTTCCGATTACTAAAAAAGCCACCCCTGAAGGCGGCTTTCCTTTACTGGTCGGGACAGGCGGATTGCTTTCAGCGCACAGGCGCAATTTTTGCTTTTAAGCAAAACCGGCGATACTCCCGTCTCGCCTATTGCTGGTAGTCGAACCGTCTTCTCGACGGTTCAAATCCTGTGTTCGCCAAAAGCCACAAAAAAACCTACCACAAGGGTAGGTTTTTTCTGTCTGGTCGGGACAGGCGGATTCGAACCGTCGGCATCTTGCTCCCAAAGCAAGCGCTCTACCAGGCTGAGCTATGTCCCGTTAAAAAACTTTACTTTCACAATAATCTCCGACATTTTGCTTTGCTCGCCCCGTTGGTTTGCTAGTCTCGCTTTTTTGCTCCCGCAAAACCGCTCAACAACCGGTCAATCAATGCTCAACGCACAATACCTTATCCAAAATAAATTAAAATGCAAGCTTAATTTTTCAACTCTGCAATCAACCCGTGATCTTTGAAACTGTAATAGCCGTTTTTGCTGACAATCAAGTGATCAAACAGCTTAATTCCCACCGCATGGGCCGCAACATTGATTTTATTGGTAATATCCAAATCGGCATGCGACGGCGTCACATCACCCGACGGATGATTATGAACCAGAATAATGGCTCTGGCCCCGCGAAACATTGCCGCCTTAATAACTTCGCGCGGATGAATCGAAACCTGATTAATCGTTCCCCGCTGCTGAACTTCTTCCCCGATAACCTGCAGCTTGGTATCAAGAAAAATAATCCGAAACTCCTCCACATCCCGATGGCCGATTGCCGTCCGGCAATAATCAATCATCGCATCCCAGTTGCTGATAACCGGAGCCGCCTTATCCTGCAGACTGCTCCAGCTTGAGCGGATAGCGGCTTCTCTGACGATACTGAAAACGACATAACTGTTTTCCTTAACATACGGAACTTCATATAATGCAGCTGCCGGCGCATTAATAACACCGGCAAAACTGCCGAACTTCGCAAGCAGCTGCTTGGCAATCTGTTTCACGTCTCGCCGAGGAATAGACAGCGTCAGCAAAAGCTCCAGCATCTCATAGTCGGGAAAATCTCTGCCGCCGCCAAGCATAAAACGCTTTTTCAGCCGTTCTCTGTGTCCGGAATTGTCCGGCTTGACGTCAGCACCGGTATTTTCTTTCGTTTTGCTCAT